TTGGTCAAGCGATTCATCTGATTGCATTTGCATTACTAAGAATGGATCAGACGCTACGTAAGCAATAATATCATCTGCTGCTGTTGAAGCAGGATATTGATTGTCTTGTCGAAATTCTCCTGATACTGGATCAGTGTAAGAAACTCCCAAGAAAACACCAATAGGTGTTAAAGAGGTTGTTCCTGTATCTTTTTGTATAGTTGTGTTTGGATTATCATCCGCCCACTTTACAAAGTCACCATAAAATATGGCTGTGCCATAATTATTTTTAATTTTATAGTGAGAAATCTTTGCATTATACGCACAAGATACTAATGATCCTACAGGTCTTGCACCATGAGGTGCTGCACTTGCTGCCATTTTATCTCCTTAAAATGATTAAAATTAATTGTTAATATAATAAGATTTAAGAATCTCTACCAAAAGTTGTTTTTGTTTTTCTCTCAAAAACTTGTTTTGTAGCCATTCTAGAATCTTGATCTTTAAAATATGCGTTATCAACAGATTCCATTTGATTAGCAGCCATATTCTTAAAGTATTGATCTCTAGTGTCTGCTTTCTCTTTTGGCATTTTGCATAATAACTGACCACCTATTTCTATATGTCCTTTTTCTGCCCATTCGGACTTATGATCCATCATCTGAATATGTAGTTCTGGATGATCTTCCGCTTTACACGGAATCCAGCCCTCTCTAAATTTTTTTGACACATTAGGATTATCAGTATTACCTAATAAACTAGTTCTAATATATCTAAAAACCCATCCAGCTTGTGGATTTGGACTTGGTAAATTAGATGGATTTTCCCAACTCTCTACTCGTTGAGTTACCTCTCGGCTTTCTGAACCCCTAGGGTTACGCACTTGATCAGATTCAACTGAATCTTTTTCGTTTAGTTTTTCTTCAAATTTATCATTCATATAACTAACCTTTTAATAGTTGTTTTGCGTATTGCTCAGGCGTAATACCAAGTTGTCGTGCTAATTTAACTTGCGTCTTAGTCAATACTACGTTGCGAGGGTTATTATTCCCGCTATCCCTCGTTGCAGGTGCGACAACATTTGCAGGTTGTCGTTTTTCTTCAGTTTGTACCACTTCATTCTCTTGTATGTTTTGCTGTGGTACACCAAAAAAACTTGGAAACTCTTCTCTCATTCCTTTGTCTATTTCTGCATAGAATTTTTCTGAATCTCTAACTGGATCAATATTTTCTGATTTTAACTTTTTATCTAAATACAAAGAATAAGATGTCATTTGTTGATGATTTGGATCGTTACTCATAAACCAAGGATTTTTTTGTGCCCATGCGTTTAAAGCAGGATCAGGTTCTGGTAACTTTTGTTCAGTTTGTGCTTCTGGTATTTGCTGTTGAATAGCTTGTGCATATCCAGGTGCTTGCTGTTCAGCTAAAACTGCTTTAGAAAGCTCCTCTTGTGCTTTTGCCATTTCATCTGAGTTACCTTCATCATATGCTTTTTTATATTTTTCTTGTGCATTTAACTTAGCAAACTGAGCATTATTTAAAGCTTGTTGATTTAATACTTTACCACCTTCATCTACTATGGTTTGTAATCTTTTATTTTCACTTAATATAGTTTGTAATCTTTTAACTGCTTCAGTAGATTCTCTTTGTGCTGCTTCTTTAGCTCTACGTTCTTCATGAAACTCATATTTTATTTGATTTATTCTATCTGCAGCTCTTTTGCTATATTCAGATATTTCTTTATCTACTTCTTCGTTATCAACTTTTTGTTCTTTATTTTGTTTTTTTGCTGGTCGTCTATCTTCTTCAGGCGTATCATCTACAATTTCTACAGCAACGTCTTTACTTTCTTTGACTTCTTTATTTGCTATTTCAGTTTGTACACCAAAAAATTTATCTTCTTGTGTCTGTGGAACTACTTTTCCATCAGCGTCTTCTTCAAACGTAGTCTCTATTTTATTTTCAGCTTGATCACTCATGCTCTTACCACTCCTGTTGGATCTTCGACAACTGCTTCTACAGTATCATCATTAATTAAACGAAACTCTTTTCCATACATTTTCATGCGAGTTCCTGAGTAAGCTCTGAAAACAACCCAATCACCTTTTTTGCACCAAGGTCCACTAGGGAATCTATTTTTATCTTTGTAACAATCTGGACCTAATTTTAATACATATCCAGAAATATTACTGACCTCTTCATCTCTAATAGTTTGTGTAGCTTTTACAATACCACCCTCAGTTTTTTCATCTACTTCAGGCATAGCTACTAAAATTTTCCAGCCTTTAGGTTCAGGTAATTGACTTTTAATTTTAGAATCTACTTTAGGTTCTGCTACACTTTCAGGTTTTATATTTACAGCGTCACTCATAATATTTATTTTCTGGAGTGTTGCTCTAGCCAATCTAAAACTTCACGTTCTGCAATAGCTAATCCATTTATAACACCACACATAGATTTATAGTCTGCATGATCTTTACAACTACCTGTTGATATATGATCTGCGTGTTCATTCATATGTTTACGTAGAGTTTTTTTAAGATACTCAGACAGTGATTGCTCTTTGATTGCAACTTGCACACTCTTCATTACTGAATATCTTTAACTATATCTTTTGCTATGTCAAGCCCTAACTTAAAGTCTTGTTTAGATTGCTTTTTGCTTTCACGATCTTGTTCTTGCAAGGTGCTAGCAATATCATTACCAACTTTCATACCCTCTAAGATAGTTTCAGCTTTTAATCTATCTCTTTCTATTGCTGTTTCAATAGCTCTTAATTCTTGTTCAGCTGCTTGTTTTTGTGCAGCTAATGTGAATCTAGCTTGATCACCAATAGATTTTCTCTGTACTTCTGCTTCTTTTGCAGCAACTTCTCTTTCTCTCATTACAAGCATTGGATCTCTCTGTTGCTCTTCTATTCTTCTTTGATCTTCTCTAAGTTGAGCATTTACTCCAACTCTCTGAGCAGCTTCTGCAACAAGTTCTGATATTCGTTTTTCAATATCTACAGGGATAGGTTCGCCTAGTGGCGGTAATTCTATACCCATTTCTTTTTCCACTTCATTTCTAAACTTCATTGTTAAATGATCTATTACATAAGCTGAACCTGAAGCTAATATATTATTAGCTAAAGGCGACTGCTGCACTAAAGCGACTATCTCTGGGTTTTGTTGTGCAGCAACCACTGTTTGTATGTGTGCGTCATGATCTTGATGTTCAAAAGCTTTTACTGGTTTATTATTAATAATATTCTGAACTGCTGATACAGGATCTACTGGATCAATATCATCAGATTCAGGAACTATATTATCTACATCTTGAATGCCTAAAACTTCTAACATTTGTCTGTGTAATTCTTCCATATCATACATCTGCGGTGCAGATTGTGCTAATTGAAACGCTGCTTGATATTGCATTATTCTTTGTGCCATAGTAGCTGCATTTGGATCTGATACAGGTAAAACATCTACCCTATCGTCAAAATCTTCAGACTTTATAAATTCTTCATCACTGACTTCATATGGATAACTTGGATTACCAAAGTCTTTAATTATGCCAACTAGAATATTAAACTCTTTTTTCATGGAAGCATGAAGTCTAGCTTGCACAGCACTCATAACTTTCATGTTTCTTTCAAGTAAAGCAAGAGTAGTTCCCACAGGAGCTTGATTATTCATATCTGATATTTTCATATCTGAAATGCTAGCAAAACGTCTGCCCTCTTCTACTATGTTTTGCAGTAACTGATAAAGTGTAGGAGATGGCTCTTTATATGGTAAAAAGGTTATATTGTCTTTTATAGCTCCACCTGGTACATCTACATCTCTAAACTCACCTGGCATAATAGGAGTATCATCTCCTTTAATACGTAAACCTCTAGCTTTTAAACCACCTGGTAAATTAGACAATGTTCCTGCGTCTACTAGCTGTCTTAGTAAACTAGTTGCTGATTTAGCTAAACCACCTATCATATGTATTAAACCAAAGCCATAAAAACCTAAACCTGGTAAATACTGATAATGTACAAAATGTGATCTTTTCTTTTTTTGTTCATCATCTTTATAGTAGTTTCTTCTAATGCTTAAAATCTTACCGCTTGGATATTCAAGAGTTACTACATAAGGTAATTGTATTCCTGTAGCAATACCATTTTTCACATCTTCAAAACCAGGCAAATCTAAATTTACTTGCATTTCTAATATAGTGTGTCTTTGATCATATGATCCAGATTGCATTTCACCACTAAGTTCATCATACTTTTCTGTAATATCAGAATAACTACTTTGTGATTCAGATAATTCTATATCTCTATAAAAACCACTAACTTGCATTTTTCTTACATCATTAGCTGATTTACGCATAACATGAGTTGCTCTTTCACAAGTTTCTAAATCACTTGCTCCATAATTAACAACTACATCTTCTGATGGAACAAATATACCGCTAGGTCTATCTAAATTAGGATCATAGTAAATTTTTCTAAAAGCTGAACCTGCCAAAGGTAATGAAAATAATAACTTTTCTGTTTCTGTTCTATATTCAGACATCTCATGAGTTAATAAATAATTCATGTAGTCTTCTACTCTGCTAGCCTGTTTTGACTTTTCATCAGTTATCTTGCCAACTATTTTTGCTTTTACTGGACCTTGTGCTGGAAATATTTCTGATATTGCTTGTGACTGAAATCTAATTATTGCTTCAGATAACATAGGATGAAAAACACCACAAGCTCCGTTCCAAGGCTGTGTACGTTCTTCTATTTTTAATCCAAGTTGATCTAAACCTTTAGTATAGGTATCTTCCCACTCTTTTCTTGAATCTTTATCCATGCTATAAGCATTAATTAGATCAGAGCCTATTTTATCTAAATCATCATCAGATATAAAATTTACTAAATTACTATCAAAAGAACTTGGATCTTGTTCTTGTTGTGGATCAAAATCTATGATCATACCACCATCTTCAGTTTCTACAGCAACTGATTCTGGATTTTCTATTGTTATACTAATATCATCTATTTCAGGTTCTTGTTCTATAGTTCCATCAATAGGTGTTCTTGGTTCTATTGCCATTAAATATCCTAATAATAGTTTGCAGTTCTGTCGTGTTCTATTTCCTCATCTTCTTCATCTGAGTATAAAGGAACAAAACCTCCCTGTCTAAATCTTAACAAAGCTTGCGTGCTGCTATCAACTAAATCATCATGTTCAGCGTTTGGAAAAGCAGCAAACTCTTCTACGACTTCTTCTGCCCATCTTGTCTGTGGACACCATACAATACCTGAAGAAAACAAATCAGCTACTGCATTAACTCTAGCAATCTTATCATTACCCCTACTAGGTGTATATTCTTGCACTGGTATTCCCATTTGTCTTAACTCAAATATTAATGGCATACCAGCAGCCTTAGCTTCTATAATAAAAGCGTCAGGTTTATAAAATCTGTATTTTTCCATAGCTTTTTTCTTTAACTCTGGAAACTCTAATCTTTCTTTATGTGCGTCTAATAAAATAACTTGTGGAGCTAATGTGCCACTATCTTCATCTTCACGATAAAAAACACCCCAAGTAGTACACGCAGAATAGTCAGCTCTTTGCGATTTTAAAAAAGCAGTATCCCAAGATTGAATAATAAACTCACATTTCGGAGGTTCGTTTTGATTCCATTCTCGCCACCACTCTCTCTTTATAATAGCTCCTTCCTCTGCAGTAGGATCTTGCTGATACTGAGCCATCCACTTAGCAGAAGGTAGTTCTGATCTTAGTGCTTCTAGTTCTTCTAATTTCCAGAACTCAGCCCATAAAGGATTACCTGAAGGTAGTATTGCAGGTAATTCTATAACTTCCCATTCATCTGCACCGCCACGTTTAACACTTGCGTCAATTAATTGACCTGTTAGATCCCTGTCGTGCCATCTTGT